GTCAGGTGCAAGCTGCTTCATCTTCGCCACTGCCGGTCTCGCGGCCGCACGAAGCGCAGGCGGAATTATCTTGTTGCGTAGTCGGCCATCTAGCCTGCCGAGAACACGCTCAGCCTGCCGGAAAGAGTGTTCGTCTATGAGTACCTTCCAGGTCATGTCGCTTGCTCGATACAGGTCAGCGTCAAGTGAGGCGGATGCTTGTCATCTACAAATTCCACGTTCAGCCGCTTCCCGTTCCATTTTACGTAGTCCTTTGCACTGACAGGCTTCCCGCAGTCCAAACCTATCAGGACGCTAGTTGCCAGTGGTGTCATTTGCAGTGCTACGTTCATTTCCCGTCCGCCTGTCTTTGCAAATCCGAACCGCCAGCCGTCGCAAATAATCTCCGGCTGTCCCTCTCGCCCGGCGTCCGCGGGGTATTTTGTGGGACGTATGATCGTCCCGACTTCTGTTCTCCCTGGGCTTCTTGTTCGCATCATGGGTAACTAGACCGCCTGTGCATCTCGACATAGCGTTCGTAGATTTTCGTTCCGTCTTCGATCATCGGCAGATCGCCGGCAATCGTGCCGAAGGTCTGCTTCGCTGCTCCAATGATGGCAAACTTAATCATCTGCGGGACTGCCACCGCAGACGCATAGCCGGCCACATAAGTCACTGTGATTTGGTTTTCGATTCCCCTGAGCGATGGAAATGTTGCATCATACGTCTGGAAAATCGCCGGTATGGCACGGTTGGAATCGAGCGAATAGTTTGTGGATGCCCATGTTTGCGATACGCCGCTGGTGTCCAGGTATGTAATGCTGCTGATGCTCGCAACAGGTCTGCGTTGCAGCCGGATATATTCTTCCGGCCAGTTGTCGAATTTTTCGGCCCATGTGGAGGTGCAGCAGACAATCCCTGTATCAGCCTCGAATCTGTCAACGGCCTCGGTTAGCACTCCGCGAAGTTCCTCTTCCCAGTGGTCTCCCGATATCAGCAGGAACCGCTTGAGTTCCGTCGCGGTCAATGGTTGAAACGTCGGTGCGACCGTCCGCACCGGCACCGGAAACGTGGTTGGCTGAATCATCTTTCACCTCCTCGGCAAACCGGCGTTTAATCAGCGTGTTGGCGGTGCCGTCCGGCATGTCGCTGAAAATCCGGCCCACGCTCCAATACTTCCACGGCTTTAATAGTCGAACGATCATGGCGTGTTTGCATCCCTCCATTCCTGGACGTGAACGTGCCTCGGCTGCATGTCCTCGTCAAACTCCGAAACCATCAGTTGCAAGTGCCCGATCCGCACGTCTGGAGATACGTAGATCGTCTTGCCTGCCTTCCGCCATTGGTGCCAGAACCAAATGTCGTCGTCGAACCGGCCGTCGCCCCACTCGCCCTTATCGTCCGGCTGTGACTTGAACCACGGCTTGGCCACGTCTGGCAGGCACTCGACGCGAATGAGCGTCAAGCCGAAATGAGCCGTTGCTACCTTGATTGGCCTGCCGTCTACCTCAACCTTTGTCTGCCCGGCGATGGTCATAAGCGGGGCGTCTTCGCTGCCACGCCTGGTCTGAAGGGCCGCCAAGGCGTCAATCTCTGGATTGTCCCCGAGCGTTCCGAGCATCGTGTCAACATGCTTGGCGGTAATCATCGAGTCGTAGTCGATGCACAACAGCCAGTCGATCCCATCAACCACGGCATCCTCAAAGGCACGCTGCATACACTGGCCCCAAAAGACGCCGTTGAAAGTTTGGACCGGGATGCTGAATGGGCGGAGGGCCGTGTTGATCGAATGCCAGGCGTCATTCCAGCCCACTCGCGGCAGAGACATGATTCCGCGAATCTTCAGATTCTCAGGCTCGGCAGTAGCCTTGAACCCTTCCAAATTCAGGCTACATGGGTGAGCGGAGCTATCGGTATTCGAGCTGTGCCACGGCTGGACCTTCTCAAATCCGAAATTGTCGAAATGGGCGCGTAGCAAGCCGTCGTCAAAAGCCGACTTGTGATAGTCGTTGTGGTCAGTCTGTCCACCCATCAGGTGAAAACGCCAATTTTCATCGGTTTCCAATGCCCCGAGCACCTTGCGAACATCGGGGAAGGAAACTCGCAGCCTCCCTCCGGGCTTGAGAACACGGTTCCATTCGCGGAATGCCTCTTGAACATCGTGGAATGACAAGTGCTCCAACATGTGCGAGCAGCGGATTTCCTCTACGCTATTATCAGGGTAGGCCAGCGGGTAGGCTTCCGTTCCCAGCTTGCGGTCGATTGGTGTGAATCCTTCGATGACCGTATCGCCGGCGCCGATGTTGAGGCGAATTTTGGATGACTCACCGCGGCGAAACACAGCGTCCGACCATTGCCCACTCGGGTGACTGAACACGGCAACACATTCCAAGCCGTGACTCTTCAGGACGTTGGCCACGTCATCGAATTTCGGGCAACCTTGATACGCTTCGCTGTGCCAGACTTCGGAGACTACTATCTCAACATGCTTGAGCAGTTCCTCGGCTCCGGCAAGTGCAAGCAGTTCCGAACCTTGCACGTCCAGTTTCAGGATCGACACGTCGGCCGGTTTAATACCCTCTTCTGCCAGCCACGAGTCGATTGTTTTGACCGTCACCTCTTCGCTGCCGATGGTGACATGCTGCTCCCAGAGCGGATGGCCGACTTCAGGCGACGGTAGCAACGAGCTTGATTCGTCATTTGCCGTCAGATTGATGGTCGCATTGCCGTTCTCGGCACCTACCGCGTGCCTGCGGACCTTTATCTTCTGGGCAAGACTCATCAGGGCGTCGTAACATCGTGTCGTTGGTTCGCAGCAGAGAATCTGTGCATTGGGGTAGAACGTGCGAAACAGAGTTGCAAACGCTCCCTTGCCGGCACCGCAGTCCAGAATGACCTTTGGATTACGGCACAGCCGCTTGCAGGCGTCGATTGGCCGCTCGCCTTGAATCGCAATAGGTTCGGCTACAAGCATGTTGAATCAACAAAGAGGACGTTGCAGTAGGTATGCGCAAGAGGCGTATAACCCTTTGTGAGACCCAAGGCGACGATGGCTTCCAAGCCGGCCTGACCTTCTCCGTCAAGTGTCGGAACGTATGATGGATCGGTGAATGTTTCTGTCAGATACATAAACTCCACGAGCATTACACGCGGCCTGGTCGTCTTGAGTCCATCCCAGGCCCAATAATCCTGTCCGTCGATGTCGATCACCCCAAAATCAATCCGTGGCGGAGCCCCGAGACCGGCCAGTAGGTTGTCGAGCGTGTCGTGCTTGATCTTTTTTTGAACAACCTGAACCTTATGGCTTTCAAAACTCCTGCATTTGTCAAACGCAATCGTGTCAGCCTCAATCAGCACCGCCCGCCACCCCGCGTCACGCAAACGCTTGGTATTGGAGTAGAACAACCCGTCCGCTGCACCCACTTCAAAGCACCACTGATTGGTTGTCCCAATCCGTTCAAAAACGGCCTCAATGAGACCGTCTTCGCCAAACTGGCTGAAGTCGTTCCGCTGACGTGATTCGAGGAATTCCCACCCAGCGGCCAGACAGGCGAATTTCACCACGTCTGGCTTGGTTGCTTCGATTACACTCATTTACTTTTTCGGGTGCTTGAAGTGTGGGTCGTCTTCCGCAGGGTCAGGGAAGCCGCGAGTGTGATCGGTCTTTTTTCCGCAAGTAACTTGCGCTGAGCCTATCACCAATGCCACTTTGTTTCTGCCAGGTGCAATGACCTCTTCAGTTTCCAGGCTGAGGTTGTTTTCCTGACCGTCATTGATGGCGACTATGGTGCAGCCAATCCACACTTTGTCACCGACTTTTAGCTCGTGGCCGTGCTTGTCAGCAGCCATTAGAGTTCTCCGTTACGGATGTTTGGTTACAGGCCAGCCACGGTCACGACGGAGTTGGTATCGCCTGCCATGTTGGCTTCGCTCGCCGGCTCCTGAGACTTGCGGGTTAGGTGGGCAATAGCCCCCATCGTCACGTTGTCGTTCGTGGCAGTCGCCGTTGTCACGCTCAACCGCAGATAGCGTTTCCGCTTCCGCAAGTCGAGTTGATATTCGCGTGCCTTGGCGTCTACGATGCTCAACGCGGTCGCATTAAAGTCCGCGTTGAATGTGGCGAAGTTTGTCGCTGTCGTGTCGTCAGATTCCAGGAGCGAAATCGTCGGGCCAATCGCGTTCGTATTGATCGCACTGGCGAAAGTCATCACGATTTCGGCGTAGCTCGCACCGGCACAATCGAGGTTGGCCGTGCGCGTTGCCGAGTTTGTTTGGCTGGCAGGAGCCAGGAGCAGGTGAAGCGTTTTGGCTTGAGTGTAAATCACTTTGGAGTCTCCAGAGTGTGAATGGGTGGTGAAGATTACGAGCTTGGCGTCGAGAGCATGATGAGCGAACCGGCAACGGATGATGTGCCACGCTCGTGATAGTTCAGATCGAACCGCTCGAAGCCGCGAACGCCGATCTGGTTAAACTCCATGTAGCGGTGCTCGCTGGGAAACACGCTGACGCCTCGGCGATTGCCGAACGTAGTGGCTTGCCGCATGTCACCGAAATAAACCAGTCCGTCCGTGCTGGTCTGGGCGGAAAGGGTCGTGTTCATCACCTGGACGATCACAACCGGATACCCGAGAAAAGAGAGTTCCCGTTTCCCGTTCGCCAAGTCTCGCCAAGTGTTGCCGCCGGCCGCATCAATCAGCCTCAGAACGGACGCTGCCCATCCGGCCTTGCTGATATACCACTTGGCATTTGGTTCGGCGTACTGCGGGAGTTTGCCGATCATCGCCTCGAAATCGTCGCGGTCGAGGGTTCCGAAGGAGGTGTTGCCGGTGATGGCCGTATACTTGCTGCCGGCCGCCGTACCGCTTTTGACGCCCACGATCCCGCCGTAGGTGCTCGTGCCGTCGCCGTTAAAGAGGCATTGATCCTCTTTGTCCGCGAAGGCATAAGCGATTTCCGACGCTAGGTCGTCTCCGATCGAGATGATTGAGTCGTCGCTGAGTTGGATCGAATAGCGGGAAAGAGTGGCCAGAGTGCGGGCCACAAGCCGGACGCTATCCCACTGCTTGTCGCTTTCCGTGATCGCAGCAGATGGGTTTTCGTCTATGAAATACGCCGTCAGGCCGCCGGTGCGACGCGGGACATACTTCGTATCGCCCGCCATGCCAGTGACCATGCACTCCTGCCTGGCAACGCCGCGGGATTCGCGGAGGTCGATAACCGCCCGCTCCACTTCGTCCGGCACGAGCACGCCGCCGAGTTGGTTCTGGTTCTCGCCAGCGGCACTCCAGATTTCCATGCCGATTCCGTGGTCCTTGCACCACTGCACGGCCCGCTCGTTCTTCGTCAGGGCACCGATAAAGAACTGGCCAGCCATGTAGGCCTGCTTCTCGCCGTTCTTCGGATCGGTGAACGCCTTGAGCTTGCCGTGACGGAACTGCTGGCGAACTGGAATGACGAGGTTTTCGCAGCGTGAGAACGGCTCTGTATCGGAAACGTCGTGCCCGATTGTTGAAACGGTCAAGTTGTAGCGCTTGACGTTCTGCGCCGACTTGGCCTCGATAAGTTCCAGCCGCTTGATGTCGGCACCGATACGATGAATCTCACCTGGCTTGAAATCCGTCGTTCCTTCCTCGCCGGTCCCCTGCAAGCGGTCAACTTCGGCTCGCAGTTCATCGGTTAGTTCTCCGGTTGTCATAATGGCCTCGCAGCGGGAGACCATTTCCACCTGCTTCTCTCTCAGTTTCTTTAGGTCGTACATGTGCGATCTCCATTCGTCCGGAGGAGCACAAACGACAAAGCGGCGTGTCCCACCGGCACGGTTGCCGTGTGAAACCCGCCGCTATTGAGTGGCAGGAAGTTTGTCGGGTTGGATACTGGCCTACGCAACCAGCTTTTTAAGTTTCTCCAGTCGAGCCTGACGGGTTGCGTCAGACGGATTTGCTTTAGTCGGGACAATCAGAGGTGACTTGCGGGCGGAAGCAGCGATTGCGTACCGGCCAATCTTCTCGGGAACTTTCGCATACCAGCCCTGCGGAACCTTGGCTGTGGCCCCGGTCGGCTGTGCGTCGGCCTCGTCGGCAAAGCCATACTGCACCGCCTCGTCACCGCTCATCCACGTTTCCGCTTCCACAAGCTGCTTGAGCTTGGCTTTGTCGAGCCCGGTTCGCTTGTGGTACTGGTTGATAATGTCCTCATCCACCTTGCTCAGCGTATCGGCCGCCTTGGCCAACTCGGAAGAATTGCCGCCGGCAATCGTCCAGGCACGGTGGATCATCATAAAGCTGCCGGGGTGCATCACCACCCTATCTCCGCCCATCGCAATGACCGACGCCGCAGAGGCCGCCAGGGCGTCAACGTGGACTACGACCTTCGCGGTATGTCGCCGCAATGCGTTTGCGATGCTGACCCCCATGAAGTAGTCACCACCGGGGGAGTTGAGACGTAGGTGAATCTTTTTGACCTTGATGTCGTCCAGGGCACGTATGACCGATACATCGTCGATCATGCCAGCCCATGTCGGGCCGATTTCGCCGTAAAGCTGGAGAGTTGTTTCGTCCATAAATGAAAAACGGCAGCAATCCTTTCGGACGGCTGCCGCTGTTGAGTGGCGTTTGGTATGTGGGTAGTTATAGGGTCGATTCGCCGCCCGTGTCAAGCGGTTTTCCCGGTATCTCGTCCTTGGGGTCGAACATCTCGGAAGCCGTCCCTACCAGCACGCTCCCCGGCTCAAGGTCAAAGACGTGGTATGTTCCCGGCGGCACAACCCACTCCTGCGGGGCTGGTAGGTCGGTCCATTCCTTGTAGCCGATGACCACGCGGCGGGCCGTGCCCAGCACTAACAGGAAGGATTCCGTCTTTTTGGCGTGGTAGTGGCTCCCGAGAACGCATCCCTCTTTGGCAACAATGGCCTTGCAGACCTTGAACGCACCGGGCGTCAGTTCGTGAAGTTTGCGGCGGTCATCTTCATGCACAAACACGCCGGTCCTCCCAGACAGGTAAGACTTGCTCCATTTCGTGCCGCATCATAATCCCGACCAATTCCTCAAACTTGACTTTCGGCTCGAATCCCAGCACCAACTTGCTTTTGCTTGCATCACCAAGGAGCGTATCGACTTCCGCCGGCCGCGTCAGTGTCTTATCGTAATCGACGTACCGCTCCCAGTCTTCAATCCCGGCATAGGCGAATGCTTGCTCCACCCACTCGCGTATCGAATGGTTCTCTCCAGTCGCAATCACGAAATCGTCTGGCGTCGGGTGCTGCATGATACGCCAAATCCATTCTACGTACTCTTTCGCGTAGCCAAAGTCCCGCTTTGCTTCGAGGTTTCCGAGAATCAGTTTGTCCCGCGTTCCGGCAACAATCTCCGCCACGGCCTTGCAAATCTTCCGGCTGACGAACGCCTCGCCTCGCCGCGGTGACTCGTGATTGAACAGGATGCCGCAGTAGACTTTCATCCCGTATGCTTCCCGCCAGATGCGTGCGTGGTTGTAGGCTGATACTTTGGACGAGCCGTAGGGTGAGCGGGGGTAGAAAGGCGTCGTCTCATTCTGCGGAACCTGTTGCACCTTGCCGAACATTTCCGACGAGCACGCCTGATAGATTTTGCAGTCGAGTCCCAAGAGACGCACCGACTCCATGATGCGGAGCAAGCCGCCCGCGTTGATGTCCTGAGTTACTTCCGGGTGGTCGTAGCTGTCCCGCACCTGAGACATGGCCGCGAAGTTGTAAATTTCGTCAGGTTGCGATTCCTTGATGGCTCGCAAGAGGCTCCCGGCGTCCTGCATGTCGGCCGTGTGCAGCTTGAGTTGATCGACCACGCCGGCAAGGTTGGAGAGGTTCGGCTGCGAGATGCGGCGAATCGTGCCGTGGACTTCGTATCCCTTGTCGAGCAGCAGTTCGGCCGTGTAAGAGCCGTCCTGCCCAGAAATTCCACTGATTAACGCTCGCTTCATCCTATGACCTCAATGTCTCCCTCAGAAAGTTGAATCGTTTTGTCACCGCACTCGACTTGGTATCGCCAATCGCCCTCAATCGCCGCCACGGTTCCAAGCCCGGCGGGCGTTGTGACCATCGTTCCCGGCTGTACGGGAAGGTTCGGCAGCGATCCACCAGCAATCTTACGGGCCAGCACCACGGCTCGCTCGTGCCAGGCACCGGTAAGCGACCGCACATCGTCCGCCAATTTCTCCATCGTGGTCCGCTCTGTGAGGGCCATAAGCTGCGAACGCGACTCGTCGCAATACTCAACTGCCAGAGATTCCTCCGCCCCCAAACGCTTCAGGGTGACGCAGAACGCCAGAACACGCTTGGGATACCACGCCTCTATCCATCCAGTGAAGTTCTTTGAGGCTGTGGCGTGGTGCCGCACGATGGAAACCTCCTGGGCAACCGCCTCGCTGAGCGTATCGAGGCACCGCCCGTATACGTTCGGCTTGCCTTCGGCACCTTGCGGCCCGACTTCCCCTCGCGGGCCTTGCTCGCCGGCTGGGCCAATCGCTCCTTGTGGGCCAATCGGGCCAGGCTGACCATCGGCTCCGCGGTCGCCTTGCGGTCCCGTAAGTCCCTGCGGACCAGTCGCTCCGGGCTCTCCCTGTGGTCCAATGCCGCCCTGCGGTCCCATTGGTCCTTCCGGTCCCATCGCTCCCGCCTGGCCTGGCTCTCCCGGCACGCCTTGCGGTCCTATCTCGCCACGCTCGCCGTCGCGGCCAGGTGCTCCATCATCTCCCTTCGGACCTCGCTCGCCAGTCATGCCTTGCGGCCCCTGCGGTCCAGGAAGTCCGGTCGATCCACGCAGCGTTTCGGCGTGTTTTCCGGCCAAAATCGCCGCAATATCGTCGATTTCCTCTGTCGTTGGCCTCGGTTGCCGCGGAGGCGTAGCCGGTTCCGGCTTGGACTGCTCGCTTTTGGTGTTCGGGTTGCGATACACGTTACCGCCTGGGCGGTGGTTCATGTTCAACTTCTCGCGGGCTTCGTTGCTATTGAAGACTTCCGACGCGATGAGTTTCGAGAGAGCATCGACCTTGGAGGCGAAGTCAACCGTCACCAAAGCATCGTTGAAAAACTCGAAATAGTGCGAATCCTGCTCTTTTTCACGCTCAGAAAGCAGTTTGCGGCGGCATTCTAGCTGCCAGCGGACCTCCCAATAGAGAATGCAC